CGTCCCCGCCTCGTTCACCGAGGGCGAGCGGGCCAGCCAGATGACCCCGGCCAGCCCGTTCAGCCCCGGTACGCCGATCGGGCCCTACGACGGCTACGACCGGGTGCCGCGGTCGTTCAACTACACCACCGGCTACAACATCAGCACCCGGCCCCGGCTGCACGAGGCGGTGTCGTTCTCCACGCTGCAAGGGCTGATCGGATCCTATGACGTTGCAGACATTTGTATCTGGCACCGTATCGACTCGATCCGGTCGCTTAAATGGAAGCTCCTGGCGGCGGACGGTTACGTCGGTGATGTTACCGGTGCTATTCCTCTCGGAATGGCGGCACTGAAGAAGCCGGACCGGAAGAAGCCATTCAAGGGATGGCTCGCGGAATACCTGTATGACATTCTCGCCTATGACGCGGGAACGCTGTACCGGATGCGCAACCGGGGCGGCCGGTGCATCGGCCTGAAGGTCGTTGACGGTACCACCATCGCGCCGCTGCTCGATTACTGGGGCGACCCGCCCGACCCGCCCGCCGAGTCGCATGTCCAGTACGTCAACGGCCTGCCCTGGAACTGGCTGACCAGGGACGATTTTATCTACGAGCCGTTCCGGCCGCGCCCGAACTCTCCCTACGGCCACGCGCCGATCGAGAGCATCATCCTGAATGCGAATACGGATCTCCGCTTTCAGGTCTACTTTCTGCAGAGGTTCACCGCCGGCAATCTTCCGGCCGCTTTTGCTGCCTCGCCGGAATCATGGTCACCGGACCAGATAGAGCAGTTCCAGACGTACTGGGACGCCATGATGTACGGCGACCAGGCGGGCAAGCACCAGGTCAAGTGGATGCCGCCCGGCAGCAAATTCGAGTGGTCCGATGAAAAGGACTTCTCCGACGTCTTCTCGCTGTTCATGATGCGCAAGACATGCTCGGCATATCACGTCGTGCCGAGCGACCTGGGATTTACCGAGAATGTCAACAGGTCATCCGGCGAATCGCAGGCCGACGTGCAGCACCGCGTCGGGGACCTTCCGCTCATGGAGCACGTCGAGGAGATCATCTCGACGTGGCTGCAAGACGACCTCGGCCTCCCGCTGAAGCACGAGTTCGACCGCGGCGAAGAGCAGGTCGACCAGCTCGCCCAGGCCGAAGCGGACCAGAAGTACATGGACCGCGCCGTGGTGTCCCCGTCCGAGATCCGGGAGCTTCGCTACGGCCTGTCCGACGCCGTGCCGATCCCGCGCTCGTTCTTCTCCGAGCGGGCCGGCCCGATCCCTGTCATCTCGCTGATGTCCGTAGCGGGGCCAGTGGACCCGCAGACGGCAGCACCGGAACCGGGGGCGGCCCTGCCTCATCAGGCGTTCACCGTCGTGGAGGGTGTCGTTACGTCGCCGCCGCTGATCGGTGAGCCGCTGGCGGAACAGGAGTACGGTCCTGCCGCGCTGCCTCCGGGGTCGGAACCTGTGGCCAAGGAAGGCGAAGGCGGCGAGGCCGGGCCGGGCATCACCAGCGAGACCGGGATCTACAGCTACGACCTTGAAGGGCGCGACGACGAAGAGGGGCCGGTCACCTCGAAGATCACCGCCGAGGTGATGGCCGCCGCTATCGCCAAGAACGAGCTCGCCGCGTTCCGCCGGTTCGAGCGGGCCCGGCGCAAGTCCGGTGAGTGGCGCGACTTCGAGTTCCGCGCTGCCGATCCGGTGACCGCGCACAACCTCAACGACGGCGGCAGGCTCGCTGTCCGCAAGGCTGCGGGAGAGGTAGCCGTGGCAGGGCTTGCTGTCCTCGCTGCGGACACGGGCCGCGTGCTGATGCTCCAGCGGGCCCTGTGCGACGACGACCCGGCAGCGGGTACCTGGGAGTTCCCCGGCGGCCACATCGAGGGCGGCGAGACTCCCTTTGCCGCCGCTGCTCGCGAGTGGTCCGAGGAAACCGGCGCGCTCCTGCCCTTCAGCGAGCAGGCCATGGCGGATCTCGCGTTCGGTCACGGCGCGGGCTGGACCAACGGGATCTATGCCGGGTTCGTCTACCCGGTGCCGTCCGAGGACTGCGTTCCCGTCCGGTCGGACTCGCAGGTAACGAACCCGGACGACCCGGACGGCGACCAGGCGGAAGCCATCGCCTGGTGGAACCCCGCAGACCTCCCCGGCAACCCGGCCATCCGTCCCGAACTGGCCACCGACCTCGACGCCGTGATGGCCGCTCTCGGCTGCACTGAGGGGGCAGTCGAAGGCGACGAGTCCGCCTGCCCGTGCGGTACCCCGGTCGTCTACGACGAGATGAACGGCTGGCAGCACGCTGACGGCTCGGTCAGCCACGATGACGGCGAGTCCGTCAGCGACAAGATGGCGGCGATAGCCAAGGCGTACCCGGACGGCCAGGACTACGGCAGCCACGACTTCCGGCCGAGCGGCCCCGAGAGCGGCGCCGCCCTGGACGTCTGCTGCTGGTACTGCGGCATGGCCGCCAGTGACCCGCTGCACGTCGCTTACCGGGTGGCCAAGGCAGGTGATAGCACCGCGCCCCCAAAAGGGCTCAGCCCTGACGACTGGACCGGCATCTGGGCCGCGACCTACGCGCGCCGGGAAAAACTGCTGGCCGGGCACGAGAAGGCTGTCCTCGCCGCGTGGAACGACCTCACCGGGGACCTGAGCCCGCGCACTCTGGTCCGTGAGTTCCGCGCCGACATCGGCCAGGTCGCCAAGCTGGCCAGCCCTGACCGGCCGTGGTGGAAGGACCGGGGCCGGGACGCCGCGCTCGCGTGGCTGCTGGCGATGCAGCAGCGGAAGGGCTGGGCTGCTCTCCTCGCCGCGATCGAGGCCGCGATCCGCGACGGGATGGCCGAAGGCGAAGCCGATTCGCTCGCGGTCGCCGCTGACCGGCAGGGCGTCAAGGGCTTCCCTCTTGCCGCCGCTTTCACCGCAGCAGCCCAGGCGCTTCAGGGTGACCCGGAGGTCGGCCAGAAGGCGCAGGAGACCGCGCAGGCCATCCTCGCGTCCGCTGCCGCATCCCTGGCCGTGGTGCTCGCGGACGGCGCTGAGAACGGCGCCAGCGAGCAGGACGCGGCCGGTGCGGTCAGCGGTGCCGTGACAGGCTCGGACGTGGCCCCGGTGAAGCACGGGCTCGCGGACGCGCTCTGGTCGGCGGCCGGGGCCGGGCTGATGCGGCTCATCGGCAAGCTGATGACCGGCAGCCCGCCGACGCCGGCAGGCACGGGAACGGAGACCGGCCCGGCCGCTCCGCCGTCACCGCCGCCGGACGAGACGGTGCCCGGACTCGCGTTGATCAACTGGGTGTGCGAGGGCGGGGCACCTTGTGCCACCTGCCTGGAGAACCAGGGCGGCAGCCCGTACGCGCCGCAGGACGTGCCCCAGTACCTGGCGCACGGTCATTGCTGCTGCGCGCTTTACCTGGCGTCCAGCGTTCCGTCATCGTTCTTCGCTGCCTACCTGCTGAACTAGTCAGGCCAGCGTGCTTCCCAGACGTCGTTCGCGCGGTCTGCCGCTCCCGTGATCAGGTATACGGCCCGGCTCCCCCCTGCCTCGACACGGATAACGTCACCGATGTGATCCGTGTCGCCCCGGCATTCAAGGCTGAAGCCGGGCGGCACCATCTCGTGCCAGTCGCTCAGCAGCCTGCCGCTGACAGCGATGCGCGGATCGGCGCGCACGACCATGATGCCGCCCGCCCCGTCACCCGCCACGGTGCACTCACCCAGGCCGGCGGCTGACGCAAGGTCCGAAGGGCACAGGCATCCCGTGCGGCCAGCCGGCAGCGGCTCAAGGCGCGTCCTGCTCATCCCGCCATCTCGCTGTCCTGATCGAGCGGCCTGAACTCAAGCGCCGTAGTGCAGTGATGGCCGCCGGGCCGCATCTTGTAGCACGGTGCGCACCACGGTCCCGGCGGCACGAGGCGAGTCCGCTGCCAGCCTTCTAGCGTGTCCTTGCATCCGGAGCACAGCAGCAGCTTCTCCAGGTGCTCGTGCACGCACATCCCGGTCACGCGCCACTCGGGTTCACCGTGCGGCAGCTCCGGGCGTTCCTTCCGCCAGCCGC